CTCCGGATTCTCTTCTCGGAGCATCATCAGGTCTGTTCTTGTAAGAGGCCTATTCATGCCGCGGGCTTCTTGGGCTGGGGGGTCTTCTTCGAGGTGAGCGCTCTTTGAGCTTTCGCTATTGCCAAGGCTCTCATGCGTTCTCCTATGGTTATTCCCAATCCCCGGGCGATTCCTTCTTCCAGAAGGAGAACCTGAGCGGGGAGGGCGATTCGTTTTTCGTGTTTTTGTGCTGTGCTCATGAATTGCTTGTTTCTGTTGTCTCTTTGATGTCTCTAAAATGTCACTTTTCGTTACTATGTCAATAGTATTTGTAATCTTTTTTTACCAATAGCCCCTATTGCATTGACTTTTTGTCACTTTTCGTTACAGTTGCCACATGACCCCGACAAAAGAGGAGATCAAGAGATGGCTAGATGAAAATGGTTATTCCTATGAATGGCTTGCTGCAAAATGCCTCGTAAAATATGGTACTGTAAGAAATTGGATGGCAAAAAAACCTATTCCGGCCGCCAAGCTTGAGCTGATACGGAAGGAAATGGCAAAGCAGGAAGAAGATGTTAAAAAGAAAGTTTCCTCTTTTCCTGTGCTGAATGGTGTTGCAGCGGTGGCGGTTCCTCTTTCGGAAGAGGACTTAAAACTCATTTCCAAGGCTGCACAAATCACGGGACAAACTATTGAAGAGTTTATCCGTAGCGCTGCTCTGGAAGATGCGGGGGAATAATCCTCGTTGAGGATTCGGTGGTGGTGTTGGGTTGTTATCTTCATAACTTGGTTTTTTATTGGATTGCGAAAACATTTTTTCCTACATCTCTAACAAAAGTCAATAAATATTTCTTGTTGACGAAAATATCCAAGAAAAGCCTTGCCAAGATTTCCTGTATGCGAAAAATGCACGCATGGATGATCTCAAGGCTAAAATCAGGGTTTTCTTGCGGGACACCCGCATGACTCGGGAAGAACTGGCACACCGCTGTGCTGTCAAAAAGGGCATGATAGACAAATGGCTGTCTACGGTCCCCATCCCCGCTGACAAGCAACGGCTGCTGGACAACCTCATTGATAGTCACTACGCCAAGTTGTACAGGGAAACAGACGTACATATCAGGGTTTCCAACGAGCGGTATCGGCTTATCCAGATTGAAGCGGCCAGACGCGGACTCACGACGGAAGAATGGCTGGATGCTACGTTGCATCTTCACACGGCTATGCCATATCGGGGGCAGTAAAAATCCCCCGCTTCCAGAAGGAAACGGGGGAAATGGTAACTACACTGCTTCGGATGTCTGCGCCAGGAACTTGTTGACAAAGTACACTTGACCTTTGCCTGTCACTTTCGTGGTGCGGGTCACAACGTTGGTTCCTTTGGAGTCAATATAGGCGCCTTTCTTGACCTCAAAAAGTCCAAGCTCCATAGCCCGTTGGGTGGGAAGATTGTGATCCGTACCGCTCTTGCACAGGTAACCTTCTTCCCGGAGTTGTCGGAAAAGACGGTTCTGACCGATGTCAATATGGTTCTGGTGCAGAAACCTCGCTAGTTCACGGATGGAGATAGAGCTGTTGGAGGCCATCACGGCGTCAGTGAACAGTACCTTGGGTGAATCTTCCGCAGCCTTCACCTCAAGAGCCTTTCTCTTCTCTCGTTCGGTCTTCAACGCCTGAAGAGTCAGAATCATGGTGTCCGGGTCGGCAAGCATCTCTTCCAGCTTTGCTTCCGTTGCGTAGGCTCCGTGCTTCCGGATGGAGGGGAGAACTTCAGCGGTCACCCACTTCTTGAACTTCTTCGCCTCCGGCTTACGGGAGCGGAGAATCAGGGAGTAAAGTCCGGATTCGTTGATGATGAGAGGCGCGCGGCCTCCGTTTTGAGCAACCCCTATAGTATAGGGGTTGATCGTATCAATCTCATCCTCTTCTAGAATCGCACGCAGGTTATCGGTTCGGAGTTCTAGCGCATCGCAAATATCCTTTGCGACAAACCAGGGTTCCCCGTCCTTCACCACGGCGCGGACCGTGCAATTCAGGGTTTCGTTCTGGAACGGTACAACACCGTTCTGCGGCATCAAGGCATTTTCGCCTTGCGGACTTCTGTTTATTGTATTAGTAGTCATACGTTTTAGTTGATCGGGATTACGCCCGTTACTGAAGGTCATCTGTTGACGCAGGTGGCCTTCGTTGTTTTCGGACATGGGCCGCATGTCCACGGGTGGCTTGCTCAAGCCACAGAAGTTCTTTTCTTGCTCCGTTCCTCCAGCCAGGCTTTCACCTTTTCCAGATCGTAACGGGGGCGGGAACCACGCCCAGGAGAGCATTTGATTCCATAGTAAACGCACGGGCAACCTTCTTTTGCCCAAGCTATTACAGTATGCTTACTGACCCGGAGGGAAGCTGCCAGTTCGCGCTGATTTAGTAGTCTTGCTTTTCCTAAAGTCTGCTCCATGTACACAGTGATAACATGTTTACTCATACATGCAACAAGAAAGATAGAAAAGATTCTATCATGGGCAGTAATAGTTGACATTTAGAATATTCTACATATAGAATACCACTTATGAAGAGTGATGAAAACTTGATAGTGCCTGCCTCTAGAGATCCTCAGGAGCCTGAAAAATCGGCAATCAAGGAATATCTTAAAGGTAATGAACTATCTTTGAAATGGCTTGCTGCACAATTAGGGTTATCTGAAGGGACAGTCAAAAACTGGTTCTATAGCAGTACCAGAATCTCCGATACTAACCTTTTTAAAATAAACGAGATAATAAAAGACCATGCTAACGGCCTCATAGATTCTTCTTTTTGGGATAAAAAGAATTGTGCCATTACTCCTACAGATAAAGAAGAGTGGGAAAAGTGGGTAACAGCAGCGAAAGATGAAGGGTTCGATTCTGTTGAATTGTGGGCTTCGCAAACTCTAAATGAGGTTGCCGAATGCATTGGTTCTCGATCAAATCAAGAAGGAGAAACGCGTGTATGGATACACCCTGTTTGTGACAATTCCCTTTTGTTGTGGAGAAGTGCTTTTTTAGCGGGCACGCAATTCATGAAGACTTCTAAAAATGATTACACAAAAGATCCTTCATCTGTTTTGGCGGATGTGCTCGATAAAGAAGCGCAAGCTATTATAAGTAGAGAGAAGGAAAAGGAGAAAAATTTCTCACTTAAAAACGCCAAGCTTGGAGCTTATGACAAAATCTCTGATAAGGAGGCAGAAAATAGGGAAGATAACGGCGAATATGTTTATACCTTTACAGAAGCACAAGCATACTTATGGCTGGTAGCATGCGGAATAGAGGAGAAAAAGGTAAACACATGGGCCAATGAAGTCTTGGATAGAAAAGCTGAAGAAGCTATTTTCAACAGGATCAAATCGAACATGAAATCAGACGACGAAATTTCATCCTAAGTCTCACCTGTCAAAAACGTAAACTAAGCCCGGCACCTGCTGGGCTTTTTTGTTTCCTCTCCAGAAGCATCACCTCTTGTTTTCTCTTTTTCGGTATGATAGCATTAAGGAATGCACTCGAAAAGTGACATCAAGAAATGGCTCAAGGAAAACGGAAAGGATTGTAACTGGCTCGCCGAACAATGCGGAGTCAGCATTCACACGGTCTATGGTTGGATGTCGGTCCGGAGAAAAATACCAGCCAAGTCACGGGGCCGCATTGAAGAGCTGATGGAAGAAGAGAGACCGTTCTTGGGCGTGATCAGGGGAGTGGAGCAGGGGAGTCTTGAGGCCCTGCAACTGGAAAACACCATTCTCCGGGCGTGGATTGCGCTGCACCTGAAACCTGGGGAAGTAGTGGATATTGATGAATGGGTGAAAAAGAAAATGAGTTAATATTTTCTTATTTGAAGTTCTAATCCGAAAATCTCGTTAACTTTATTTATTTCCTTTTGAAGACGTGGAATTAAAGGTGCCATAAAGACCCTCCACACATCCTTGCTCCCGCGGATACCTTCCGGAGCATCCACGGAAGACAAAAACCGGATCATGGAATCGGCATCCTTGTCTCCCGGCTTGGAATAAGACCGGATTATGGATTCAACCTCTCTGTCCACTGGCTTGGAATAAAACTCCTCCAACACCTTCTCTCCACACAGCCGCCCCTTGTGTTCGTCCGGCGTAGCCTCAAAAGCCTGCGTCCACTCCTCGCCGTAAGCTTCCACCACCTTCTTCCTGGCTTCGGGAACTTTATATAAAAACCTTGCTAAATTAATTATACGCAGTGCTGCTTCTCTTTCTCGTACAAGGATGTTTTGAGGGTCTTTGTCCTTGAAAATATCCATCACGCATAAAAACTCGATTCCCTCTATCCTATTCCAATTTTGGAATGCTTGAAGCTTCGACTCGTATTCCTTTTTTACTTGAAGCTCTCTTTGTAGTGCATTTTTTATTTCCAGATTCGGCAGGATATAATCCTTCCATGCAAACCATCCGGCGCATAAAAGAAAAATTACAAATCCCCAAGCAATGAATGCACTCCAGAAGTATGACTTTTGAATGTGATCACAATTTTCGGATGTCTGTTTAGAAGACTCCGTTATTTTATTTTCTCCATCGTCCTGTTCCGTAACAGGAACCATCACCCCTTCCTCTTCTTTCTTCGGTATCTCCTCGGCTTCAGGCTGTGCGAAATCCTGCTCAGCCTTCTTCCGTGCGCCCAGCTCCCTGATTACTCCAGAGACAATCATCAGTACCATCACAGCCCCGGCAACCACGACCAAGCCCCCCAGGATGATTCCTTCCGCCTTGCATATACTGTCCACTCCCATCACGACCATCACGCCGAAGAACCGGGCCAGCCATAAGAACACACGGTGCGGTTTGCTGGCTCGCATTCTCCTGACGGCCAGCCAGACAAACGCGGCGCAAAGGACCAGGCAGAATAAGGCAGGGAAGAGGTAGGCGTCCATGGCATGGAGCATAGACTATCAAAGGTGGTCGGGCAAGCATGTGATGTTGTGAGTCACAGAGGCATCGGGAGAAGAACTGATTGAAAAACGGGCGCGGAGGATATCATTTTTTTTACCAAATGCTAGCATATCTTTAGTGCTCGCTCTATTTGTTGGTCTTTTTTGTATATTATTCATTTATAGTTCATTATATTTATGTGTTACGGTATCACGCGTAATAAGTGGTTGATTTCATTGAGTATATGAGTATAACTGTGTGCATGTCCAAGATTCATTTGCTGCTGGTCTTTTTCGCGGCTCTTGTTGCTGTCCCTGCGCAAGCCCATCCGGGGCGTCTGGATTCTAATGGCGGTCATTGGGATCATAAGTCTGGAACTTATCATCGACACAGATAGCTATGTTCTTTTCTTGATTTTTAAACTACAGGATTTTTGATGATCTTGTTTTGTTGTATTATCGGGAGCATATAAAGATGGATATGAAGATGACAAATTTCGATTTTGATGACAGTTATAAACTGTTATTTGAGGCAACGAAGTTGTGGACTATCTACTCTAATATAGAATACTTCCAAAAAGATTATCTTCCCAATTAAGAATTCTTTCTATTTATTATTTTTAAAACCCGCAAAGTAATCGCCATGAAAGGGAGCGAACAGAATATTTCTGAAGAACAGGTCTTAGCACCTGTAAAGGAATGTAAGCAGCGAGATGAGGAAGCTTTAAATGACTTTGCTAATAAATTAGAGTGGGCAATGTCAAATGGAAAGCCTTTGAAGATAAGCAATGACTCTAGAGACCATACTGCTATCTTTATAGAAAAATCTCTTCAATATGCAAAAAAATCAGTTTGTTTACTTTGTAATAGTTTGCGCACAGAAGTGTATGGAGATAGGGACATAATTGATAGTTTTGCAGGAGCGTTAGCAAAAGGAATAAAGATAAATATTTTAATTCAGAAAGAGAAGCCTAATGAGGAAATTGTTTATTTCTATAAAATTCTCTCTTTTTGGAAAGACCAAATATCCTTTAAGACGGTTAATCATATAAAGTTTTTTCATAATAATGATAATTATATGATTGTAGACTGTCTGTTTATGCGCTTTGAGAATGATCAGACCGATTTAAAGGCTGATGTTTATGTAAATGAATCAAAAAAGTTTATTTTGAAAAACTTTTTGAAATTTTTGGTTATGAAATTTCAGGGGAAGTCTCTTTTTCGGAAATATCTAAAGTCCTGCTGATTAACATTTCATTCTCTCTATGTGCTACTTGCTCTCTTATGTGCAGGAATGTTATTCTTGCGCCTGCAATCTCGTTGATAGTTGTACCAGTCCTTGGAAGGGCTCCGAAAATTTTTTATCTATTTGTATAGGTGTGGCTTTTTTGTCTTCTTTTTTCTTTGGTATAAGAGATTTTACTCTAAATACTCTACATTGTTTTACTGAACGACGGAAAAAGATTTGTATTTCTACAATAAAATCCCATTGTCTAGAAGATCCTAAAAATGGTAAAAAAGATTGGATTTTGTCGCCGTATATAAATTCTGATCGTGAATTATTAAGAACTATTTTAGACGGTTCTTGTAAGGCATTGGAAAGTGTCGATAAGCATGCATCAAAATTTAATAATATGGGTTTACGTACATCTGCACTATTTTTCTTTATCAGTACATTACTTGCTATATGTGGATTAGTTTTATTATTAAAATGGGAGGGTTCCACAGCCACACATCATCATTGGAATATAGGTATTATTATTATTATTCCGCTTATAGCATATATTATAATTTTGGCATTTCGATATTATACTAACAATTATAGACGTCAAATTAAAAAAAATTATAAAAGTTTAAAGAAAAGCAAACTATTAATAAACGAATAGAAAAATCATTATCTAATTATATATTCCACAGTCTTCACCGGGTTCATCAGCGCGGATCCCAGCGTCATATACTGCCCTGCGGCCTGCACTCCCTTATTCGCCATCCCGTTGGCAACCCCTCCCACAGCACCGAACGCCCGGCCAAGCCGGATCACCTGCTTCATGTAATCCCCGGCTTCATGGCCTCCCTCCTGCATCATCTCGCCCAGTTTCCAGGCGGCATTCCAGCCTGAGCGGAAATCAATCAGGGCGCGGCCGGCGGACCCCGTGTACACCTTGGCCCCCAGCAACTCGGAAAACAGCCACTCCACGGCTTCGCCCACCAGCGGCATTCCGGCAAACGGCCCGGTCAGCGCGGCGTAGAGATACCCCTTCCAATCCCGCTTCTCCCATTCATCCTCATCGTCCTTCATGTAATCCAGAATGGCGCCGATGATGGCATTAAATGTTCCGTAGGCCAGCCACACCTTCCCGGCCTTGGACAAAGATGTCCATCGCTGCTTGGATGTCACCCCCGGGGCAAAGCCGGCCCGGGCCAACCCGTAAATCGCAGCCGTCTTGTTGTAGTTCTCGCTCATCATGTAGAAAATGGCGCGTCCCCAGGCGCCGCGGTGCAAGCCGCCAAACGACTTGTCGATCCACGTCTGGGGCTGGGCGGAATGCAGCGCATTCCTCACCGCCTGCCACGCCTCATCCTTCGCCCTCCCTTCCTCAACGCCGGCCTTCACGGCCTGTCGGTACTTGATATTCCAGAGCGCGGCGGACCCCACAGCATTGAAAAACACATCCGTGTACTCAATCCCGTTCATCCCCCACACCAGCGCGGCTTCCGCCAGCGTGTAGGAGGAATCATCCTTCAGGCGGGACAGTGTCTCCACGTCAATCCGGTCGTTCAACCGTGCCTGGAACTCGGCGCTCTTCAACATTTTGATCACCCCCATCTCCACTGTTCCGTTGCGCATCTTTGCCATCGTGCCCAGGTAATCCAGAAAGCCGATGCTCGGATCACCAATCCACGCATTCAGCACGGCAGATCCCTGCTTCAGCAATGTCTCAAACCGGAACGCCAGAATCGCCTTGGCCTGGCCGGAATAAACGGCATTGAGAAGCTTGTCCAGGGAACCCACCGCCTGGCCCTGGACGACGCCGGCCCGTTCCAGCAGGTCCACCCAACGGCGCAGCCTCACAAAATCATCCTTCCCCAGATTCGCCACCAGGCTCTCCGCCACCTCCCGGCGCCGAAGCAGCCCGCGGAAGTCCGCCGTAATATCCTGCGTGTAATACCAGTGGTCGGTAATATCAGTAACCTCCCAGAACACGGAAAGCGCTCCTACGCTCGTATCCAGCCTCCGGTGGTGCTTCGTCCTCACCTTCTGCCAGCCCTGGTTGCCTCCCTTCGTGCTCGGCACGCCGGAAATCATATCTGCCGCATCCGCGTCGCTCATGGCGTCCAGAGCCCAGAACCGGGCAGGGTAGTAATTCTCCACGCGAGGGAAGGGGACGCCTGTCACCTGCTCGTAGAGCTTCCCGATCTTATCCCCCTGGGTTTTCAACATCTCCCTCAGCCCGTAGCCAATCGCCATCCCTTCCTCCCCCACGTACTCGCGCAAAGCAGAAAGCACCTGCGGCGTATACCCCTGCTGCTTCATCATCTCCCGGTAGCTTTCCTGCTCGGACTGCAGCACCAGGTACAGGGCATTATCCCGGCTCAATACCAGCGGGGATCCATCTTCGCCCTTGAAGGATACCTTCGCCGTCACGTACTTCCGGTAGCGCGGCCTCTTGCCCTCGGCCTTTGCCCGGACCGCGGCCTCCTCATGCTCCCGCAGGCGGACCAGCAGAAGGTCCAGCGTCTCTTCGGAAAAATACTCCCTCCCCTCCTCCCAGCGCTTCTTGATAAACTCCTTCCTCTGCTGAGCATCCATTTCCCGCACCTCGCGGGCCTGTTCCAAGGTCAGTTGTGCCGTCTGCGTAATCCATCCGTTCAATCGGACGCCCGTATCATAACTCGTCTTGAACCACGTCACCCAGCCGGCCAGGTTCCTCACCTTCCGGCCTTTCATCACCTTCTCCGTGATATGCTTCTCATACAGGTCCTGTACGGCCGTCGCTCGTAATCCGCGGGCATCCCGCATCTGCTGGAACGCATTCGTCAGTCGGCTGCGCATATCAGTCGTGAACTCCTGCAGGGCAGGCATGGTTCCCATGCGCGTCAGCAGCTGGTCCATGTTCTCCATGAAATCGCCGAAATTCTTGAAACTCACCTTCCCGTGGAACTTCTCATTGGCGGCGCGCAGCGTATTCTCATCGGCCTTCTTCCCGGTCTGGTTGAACTTCTCTACAATCCTCCTGCCAATCGCATTCAGCCGTTCGGCTGCATTCTCCTGTACGGCGGCCCACTGTTCCTTCTCCGTCCGGATAAACGCCTCAATTGTCCTGGCGGCGGTCTCCGCCTCATCCACACTCATCCCTTCCAGGTTTCCGTAGAGGGACAGGCGGGTCAGTTCCTCATTCAGCTCCTCCATCAGTGCCACGGCCTCACCGTCCATCTGGTCGGGGTTCTCTTTTTCCAAACGGCTCCACTCGGCTTCAGCCTCCCGAATGGCCGCTTCCTTCTCCTCCGCCGTCATTCGCAGGAGGGGAACCACCTGTTCTTGAAGATACGTGTAAGCCTCCATGGAAATCTTCCCCTTTTGCTGCTTCCCGTTCTTTTTACGGACCTTCAGCACCTGGTCCAGCATCCTCGCAATGCCGGTGGAAATCCCGTCCTTGGCCAACGCTTCCAGCTTTCCGGCAGTCTTTTCCATCACCTCGGCCATCAGCTCGTGCAGACGGTTTTCTGCCCAAGCCTTGCGAACTTTCTCCATCTCATCCTCGAACACCTCCTTCGCAAACTTCTGGGTAGGCTTCTTCCCTTTCTCCCACGCCACGCCGGCGGCTGTGGTCTTGGTGGTAACCTCCGCCTCCTCTACATCCTCCCGGGTCGCATCGGCCATCTCCCGTTTAATCTCCCGGCGGGCGAACGCGTTTACTAGCCTCGTCTCGTCTATCTTTCCCTTGGCCGCCAGCTCCGACAGAATCTGCAACCTGTTGATGTAGGGCTTCACGGCCACGCGGTACCCGGCGGGCAGGTGCATCAGGGCGCTCTTCACCAGGGAGACATTCCGGCCCACGTTCACCAGAAATGCGGCCTCATCCGTCTTTCCTGCGTAGCGTCCCCAGGTGGCGGCATCCGCCCGCAGGTCGGCGGCAATCCGGTGGACCACCTCCAGATTCTGCGTTCCGCGGCTCACGGCCAGCGGGGAATCTTCGGACAGGGAAAGGGAAACGCCGCCTGTCGCGTTATTCCCTTCTTTCCACTTGACAACATCTTCTGGCTCTAATACGTTGGACTTGCCCTTCTGGGAGGCGACGCCAGGCAATTGGAGCCTGGCAGAACGTGCCCATGCAAGGGCTCTCTTTTTATTGAGGAAGCGCGTGTGGCCAGCCTTCATCTGGTCGGTGATCATGGAGCCGTTCTTTTTGCCATAAGCGCTGGCAATTACGTGATGCGTCCCTCGCATGGTATTCTTGTCCAGATGCAGAGCCACCAGTACATTCCCCTCGTCCGTCCGGATGGCCGTCAAAATCGCCAGTGAATGGGCCTGTGTGGCGGAATCCACAATCAAAATCGGATTGTGCAGGGCTTCGGGAAGCTGCAGCATCTGTTCCTGGGTCAAATCATGCTTCCCGTGCATCACCTTCTCAACCACCCCGGGACTCATTACCAGATTCCTTCCGGCAATTCCCATAGCGGAAAGAACATCTGGCATGGAACACACCTTCAGAGGAGTGGTGGGATCCTTCGTTCCATGTTCCAGAAACTCGTTCAGGGAACTGGCCCATGCGGTCTGATCGGCCTTGAGAACGGAAGCGTTGTACATCTCGCCCCCGGAAGGGGATAAAGACATGGAAACCCCACTGCCGGTCACCTCCTGAGCAATTCTCTGGGCGTCGGCTTCTCCCTGCCGCGCCCCCTCCTGCATCCAGTAGGATTCCAGGTTATTGGAAAGAGCATACACCGTCTGGGCGAAATCCGCATCAATCGGCACACTTTCTCCGGCCAGCCGGCGGCGCTCCATCTCGTGCAGTCCCGTTCCCAAATCCAGCAGGGCTTTGGCGGAGGAAACCCACTGGCGCACCATCTGCAGGAAATCCTTCATCCAATGGGGCAGCCTCATATCCGCGGCCCGGGCCAGCACATCGCCCTTGGCCAGCATACTCATCCCCTCAATCACATCCTTCACGGATACCTCCCCATCCTTCCGGATCAAATTCTTTCCGTTGTCCAAATATCCTTCCTTTTGCAATGCATCCTGAAGGGTACGCAGGTTGGCCGTGTACCAATCCAGACTGTGCTTCGTGTTCTCCATGTCCTCCGTCAGATGCGTTTCCAGCACCTCTTCCAGCAATTCGGGAACCGTCACCTCTCCCTTGTGGAAGCGGATCAGCGTCTGCCCGTTCTTCATCGCCACGCGGTACGCATTGCTGCGGGCCCGCTTTGCAGTGGAAATCTCCCCGCGCTCCACGCCCAGCTGCACGCGGCCCTTGAACGTCTCATCCATGGCTGCCACTTGCCTGTACGTCATCCGAGTTCCCAGCTCTGCGGCCTCGGCATTCACATCCGCCCCATCGGCAATGCGCAGCCGGGCGCCCTCAGCCAGCTTCTGGGCCGTTTCCATCGTTTCGGCATGGCCCATCTCCTCAAACACGTACCTCCCGGAACCCTCCAGTTGGGTGATCGTCTTATCCACGGCAAACGCCTGCTGTGCCTCAAGCATCCGCAGACGAATCCCGTCGTGCAGGAGGGCCTGCATCCGCGCCGAGGCATCCTGTTCATTCAACTCCAGAACATCGTAGGAATCCTTCCCCTCCGCATCCCTTATCGTGGTGGTGAACCTCCAATTCCCGTCCCCTAAATCTTCCACGCGGGGAAGGTTCAGAAGCTCTACCTCTGCCTGGTAGGCTTCCTGCCGGGCTAGCCAGGAAAAATCCTTTTTCATGGAAGAGAAACCCTGGCGCACATTCTCCATCTGCGCCGCCCGATCGGACATGCTCAGCGCGGCCTGGAAAATCTCCCTGTTTTTCTCCACGGGGTCCACAATATTGGCAATCCTCTCCGCTTCGGCGCGCTCCACACCCAGCCCCATAATCTTCGGAGCGCTCACCCGGGAAACTTGAGCCTCCCGTGCAAACACCGGAATCTGGGCTCCCCCGGCTACGGCGCCGAACGCCACCATCTGCAAGGCGAGCATGGGATCGGCGGCAACCCCCAGCTGTTCTTTCCAATCCTCAACCGTCATCCCATTCTCACTTCCGAACAAACGGGCAAGCCCTGCGTCCAGCGGAGCTTGGAGGGTTGGCTGAATCACTTCTTCCAGCCATTCGGAACCGCCGGAAGCCAGGGAGGCCGTACCGTAGCGTGCGGCGGCGTTCTTATACAGGCCCCTCCTCATCATATCCGTGGCACTTCCCATATACCCGGCAAACCTGCTGGCAAACGGCATCTTCTTTCCAAACAGCCGCAATGTCTTAAACAAGCTCTCACCGCCCAGCCGTTCCACCAGCACCTCCGTGCCGCCGGCGGCGAACCCTCGGAGCGTTGCTTCCATTTCACCGACACCCTGGCCCCGGAGTTCCTCAATCCGGTCATTGCTCAAAGCAGCAAATGTGCCAACCCCCTGCGTGCCTACAAAAAATGCCGTCTGGGCTGCCATCCTGCCAAGGCCGTCACCGAAACGTCTCCACCAGGAAGCCCCGTCCGGGGACTCGGCCACGGACTGCTTGATGGCCCGTATTTGGCTGATCACCTCCGCCTCCTTATCAGAAGTCCTGTCGGAAGCTCGGCTCGTGAAATTCAAATCCGTCGCCGCATTCATGGAGGAATTCATGCCGGCGGGTAACCCGGCTGACCTTCCCGGGCCTTGGCCCAAGTCCCGGGTGAAATCCCAGGAACTCTCCATCATGCTCGCAAACGTGCTGGCAAGAGGGGACAACACCGCCGTGCCGCTATTGCGCTCCCTGTCTATCCTGGACAAGAGAGAGCCGACGACGAAATTAAAAGCGTTCTCATTATGGGCTTTCAGCTCCGCCAGTTTTTTGCCGAGCTTATAGGCTCCATTATTGAAAACCATCTTGTCCGCCTTTTTTTGCCGTTCTTCGTCGGACAACCCGTATGGATGAATATAGGCGTCGCCACTGCTCCACGCTCCCCAGCCTTGCGCTTCCATCCTCTTCATCTCCTCGTCGGAAACCATCAGTTGAATTCCGTTTTTCGCTGCCCACTGGCGGGCATCCTCCACATCCTCAGCGAACTTAGAGCCATACCCACAGTTGGTAAGGAGGAATATCTTGGCGGAAGCATCCAGCTCCGGCATTTTGTCCAGCACTTGGATCATGGAATTCCCCTTCCACAACTCCTCTGCTATCATGGGAAGCTGCTGTTCTACGGAGCGGATTGAGTGGATGGCATCCTCCTGTGCCTTCATGAAAGGTTTTCGCCCAGCAAACCACCGATCCCACACATCCTTGCTTCCACGAATACCTTCCGGAGCATCCACGGAAGACAAATACCGAAACATGGAATCCCCCTCCCTGTCTCCAGGCCGTGAGTAAAACTCCTCCAGAAACTTCTCCCCGCGTACCCTATCCTTGTGTTCGTCCGGCGTAGCCTCAAAAGCCTGCGTCCACTCCTCGCCATAAGCCTCCACTACTTTCTTCCTGGCTTCGGGATGAGCTTTCCAATCCATGCCCAAGGCGTCGAGGTGGTCTATTTTTTCCCGGGCTTCTTTCCGTTCCCGTTCCCCCAGCGGACTTTGGTAATTCTCCAGCACCTGCGTCTGTTCCCACTTGTCCAGCTCATTAAATAAAGCAAACCTCGCTGGTCCATCTTCTAAGGTATCGTAAACTTCAAGAGCATCCCCAAAATCAAGATTGCTTCCAATAACAGGTGGAGGTTCCACCATATCCATCATCTTGAAATGCTGCTGTCCAATCTCGCTGGCAGGCTCAAGCCCTGTTGCACGCGCAGCATCCTCTACCTGCAGCTGAGGAGCAAACACCTCACCCTGAAAACCCTCGACGGGAATCTCTGCCAAACCACCTTCGGAAAAAGAAAAATCATTCATAACATGTTAAAGATAAAAATTAAAGAGAATTGTAATACTTGCGCACACCCTTAGCCCAATGTTGGTTGAGATTGCGAGGGTCATTATCCGCCCCGGCCGGAGCATACTTCCCGCCAATGGATTCAATCGTTGTCAAACCCTGATTGAGGTAATGCTGCTTGAGCAGCCTTGCCGTATAATCAATGCTCTCTTGCACGGAATCAAACGAACGCGGGCCCCCTCCGTTGGGACTGATGCCCATAGCATTTTTCTTATTGCGGAAAGCTGAACTTGTACCGGCCGCCGTCTCGTGCATGGAAATAGCCATCAAAAGTTTTGGGTCCACCCCGTACTTATTTCCCGCATCGTAAAAAGCCTGCTCGTAAGGGGCCAGTCCACGTAGAGCGGATTTATTTATCTTTACTGCCTTACCGGCAGGCAGAGCTGTATCCTGTTGCTTCATTAACTGGTCCGTATCCCCTTTAATAACCCTCATATCCACCGCAAAGGACCTGCCTGCATCATAAAGGCCCTCTCGGGCGACGGCATAAGACATCTGAGGAGAATCCCCTTCGCATGTGCCCACGACACGGAAGCGGCGGAAATGCTCATTATCGAAAGTTGCTTCTACCACGCCGTTCTTCTGGTCAAATCCTTCCATCATGGACTTGGGCAACAAAATACCAGCAGGCAAATCCTTTCTGGTGGAGTCAAACCCCAGACTCACGCGCTGCATGGGGGCTTCCTGCGCCGTGGAATCCACCCAATACTTCCTGCCGCTCTTCATAGCCCACTGGAAAAACTTCGTTTTCTGCGCGTCCTTGGCGTTGGCAATATTAGAATCCATCTGTTTCACCCCTTCATCCACAAAGGAAATATCTCGGTTTCCGGTAATTTCACAGGTAAGATTGATCAGCTTTGCCTGCTGCTCCGCCTGGGTGGCGTCCTTGCCGTCATTCTCCCGCCAGGAGTGGAACCGCTCGGAAATCTGGGAACGTAACCCCGCGGCATGGGCGGCCCGGGCGTACGCCATATATTTGGATATGGCTTTTTCTGCATCCTCTGTTCCCGTCAACCCCAACTGCCCCATGAACTCATCACGGAACTTCCCGCCGGAAGCCCATCCTTCCTTGTTGCTGTAGGGCTGGTTCTCTGCGTTGAAAGCTGACTGATTCAACAGGCTCCCTCTCTTCTCCAGCAAATCAAGACGTCCTTTAATGTCAATGCTGGGAGTCTTCAGCTTCTTGCGCATGTCATCAGCGGCAGTCCATTGTCTCCCCAGCCACTCCTTCTCCAATCCAAATCGGGAATACTTCTGAATATAGGCATCCCTGGCAACCTCGCTTTCCTCTTGAGAGAAGGAGGGATTAAATGCCCTTGCTTCCTCGGCGGCTGAAGCGGCAACTTGCGGACGCACCACAGCTCCTTTTCCGGCTTCAATGGCACGTATCCACTCACATTCCTTTTTGGTGAAAAATCCAGTCCACTCAGGTCCATCATTCTTCGTTCCGGATTTCCCTTTGTCCTTCTTACGCGTCAAAACAAAGGAATTGAAAAAACTGTCTGCGATAGCCGGCCTTGCCTGACTGGCCAGTCTCCTTCGCATCACATCAAGTTCGTACTGAGAAAACTGATTTTTGTAAGCCTCACTATCCAGTAAATCATAAGCACCGCCTGGATTGGTCGCTGCCAGATTGTCAAACTGTTGCCCCAAATTGATCTTATTGGCCTTCTCTTTCATGAGTTCTGCTTGGTCAGGAGCAAGAAGGCCCGCATTCAATCCGCCCATGACGGCATCCTCATAACCCTTCCAATCTTTCCGTTCTTCGGCCAGCTTCAACTTTGCATCAAGAGCCTGCCTGGACTCCTGAATCTGCCCCTTTAGAAGCAATTCGGTAGCTCTTCCCTGGAGGCGGCGCATCACATCCTGCTGCCGGGCCCCGAACTTGGCGGCTTCCTCCTGGGAAACAAAAGTCCCCTTCAAGCCGCGGAATTTCCCTTCGTAATTTCGCACAAACGTATTCAAGGAACTCTCCTTCAACGTCCCGTCTCCATTGTAAAAAGACAGCTCATGACCGCGGGCGAACCCCAGCCGCTTGGTCATCTCCTGCTCAAACTCGGTAGCCAGCGTATCCATCTGACCTTCCAGCCGGGTCTGCTCGCCAAAATCCTTCATGCGCTGGTACTGATGGGCGACATCGGAAACAAACTCCTGGGCATTCTGCAACGCCCGTTGAGCGGGTTTGGTGGAAACATCCGCAGTCTGGACCGGGGCAGGAGTGGAGGAAGCCGTGTTCATGCGGGCGCCTCCATACATGGGTTGCTGTAAATCACTCATTGTCTTTTATGTTGAAACGGTTGAAACTTAAAAATCTTTGAATGGAAATCTCCTTCCAATCCTCCCTGCCGCGGATACAGCGCTGCCACCTTGCCCGGTCAAAACGGTCCTTCGCCAGACAAGCCAGCTCCCTGACGGCCTCCATGCGCCCGTGGGCAAAAAGAATGATCAACGTCCTGGGCTCGTCCGGATCCGGAACACCCGCAAAAAACAAATCAGGACAGCACCACACGATGCCGCCGCCCGCGTCCGCCAGAGAAACGGTCTCCCGGAACCAGCCGGGGCGCTGGGATTCCATCAGGGAAAAAGCCTGCTGCATGGGGGAAACGCTCATCTCTTGCCAATCCCCATGAAATTAGCCAGCAGGGCATCCCTCAACCTGCTGGAAGACTGCATGCTCCCCGGCACCATGCCGCCCATGGAACCGGACAGGGAATAAGCGCTCATCAACCCGGAAAGGGCCCCCTGGGTTCCTCCTGCCTTGGTTCCCCACGCATTGCCGAAACCATCCGTACCGCCAAGAAAACCTCCCCCTGTCATCCCGGCTGCCCCCATGGTTCCGCCGGCCACCGTCAGGGCCGTCTGGACAATGGCCGCTCCCATGGCATTATCGGAAAGCATCCTGTACTGGTCCGCCTCGTTCTGCGCGGCCATCATTGCCATGTCTCCCTGATACCGGGCGGACTCCGCGGCAAACCTCTTATTGGAATCAGAAATCGCATTGGAAAGGGCGGCATCCCCGATGGCGCTCTCCCACACATCCGCCGCCGCCACCTCCGCCTGACTGCCGGAACCCTCGGCAGTAAACCCGGAGCCTCCCTGCGCCGCCCTGGCCGTCGCCCTGGCGGCACTCTGGTTCTGGCGCATCCGTCCCATATTGCGGGCGGCCAGGTGGGAATCTGAAACAGCCTCCGCCTCCAGGGCACGGGCCTTCTTCTTATAAGCCGCCTGGGTGGACTGTCCATTGCTCAAGGCCGCCTTCCCCTGGTACTTATACTGCTGGGAACTGCCAAAATCGGAACTCATAACATCAGAAAATAGAACTGTTTAAAATCTCCACCAGCGGGTCCTGGTCATTGGAGGAATGCTGGCAGGCATCCCCATGAAGGGCCTTGCGCAAAAAAGACTCCCCCTGGGCTTCCAGGGCGGCGGCAAGCTGGGGGGAAGAAGCCAGCTTCAGCGCACACCTGCCCGCCAGGATAAACACCACCCCCTTGATGAAAAACGGACTGTGATCCGGCAGCACCTCGGAACGGGCCACCTCGTCGGAAAGGTAATCCACCACCAGTCTGTCGTCCCCGGCGGCACGTTTCCCATAGCGCTCAATCACCAATTCACGCCCCTCGATACGAAACAAATCGGCCCCCACGTGCAGCACGCGCAGACAATCGTCCGGAAGCGGATGCCTCATGACGGAGCGGTCCAATTCGAGCCGCCGGGTTGCCCAGGTCCACGCCCCGAACAGCAGCGCCTCCCGCAAAACGGTGGGCCACCACAAATCAACGATGCGGCCGGCCGGGGAATTCTTGATATACTCCCGGTCTCCGAACTGGGCCAGCGCCTGGTTAAAAACGGTCACCTTGTCCATTTGAGGCATCATGCCACATCGGCAAGGTTGACGAATACAACCGTAACTTGAACAAAGATGAAAAAAAGAGGGACGTCCCATGAAAAAGGCGTCCCTCTGAACCAATAGAACAATGGGAAAAAATCAATCGGAAATCCCCACCAGCCTATTATAATAGTTGGTAGCCTCCCTCCACTGGGGATGGGAAGGATCGGCGATCGCCTTGTAATAGCGGTGATTGGGATTCGTCAGCATCTCGTTGGCTTCCTCGGCAGGACTCACGGCCTTGACAGTCTGGCTGCCTCCCTTGAGGCCGCCTTCCCCCACGGTGGCTGCAATCGCATTCAACAGGCGGAACCCGTCGGGACTCGCAAACACGCCCAGCTTCTCCATGGGTACTCCGGACTCCTTGGAAAGCTTGCGTGCAAAAGCCTTGGCGGAAGCAACATTCGTCTCGTAATCGCTCCCCCAATCCTCCCGCAGCGAGCGATCGGCCTCCTTGAGGGCCGCTTCCTCATCCGCGCGGATGCTGGCCGCCACCTCATTGAGGAACTTGCCCGCCTCTGCAGGGGGAAGCCCGGAAGCCTTGGCGTGTCCAGCAAGCATCTGCCGGAGGGCGTCGTTCTCCACGAACCCGTCGCCCCATTCGATTTCATAAGGCGTCTCCAGCTCCTGGTTCGGAGGCGGCGGATTGGCAGGGTCCGGGTTCACCGGGTCTCCCTCGTCACTTAAATCGTAGGGATTAGCCGGGGCAGGGGGATCCGCTGGAGACGGACTATCCGGGGAACCTTCCTGGGGCGGCGCACCGCCTCCGTTGCCTTCGCCCCCGGCATCGGGGTTCGCCTCTTCCCGCAGGAACCTATTATGGAATAATCTATTGTATATCATAAATCAGGGTTGTACTGTTCGATTTCGTGTTTTACCCACAGGAGCACTTCCCGCTGGGCGTCTCGGCGCATCGCGTCAAGGGGGTCGTAGGAGCCGGCGCTCCCTTGGAAACAAGGCAGGTCCGTTTGAAACTCCTTGCTCAAAATATCCAGGACGTACGGAGTAAAAGCCTCTTTCAGCGCGGCGCGGCGCCGGTTGAGCTCCTTCAAATAAGCCTGCTGTTCCTGGCTGGGCTCTTTTCCAAATAGAGAATCCATCATCTTAGGGAGAAACATTTTCATCATTGTAAACCATTCTGCTGTGCCGCCGCTGCGTTATTCTTCCCGGCATTGGACAACTGTTCCAGTAAAGCCGCCTGCCGCGCCTGGTCTTCTTTCTGCTGCTCGGCCTCTTCAAACGCCGCATTCTCGGAAGCGGACATAACGCATTTTGTGGGAGCCCCGGAACAATCCCACAGGAAGCGCAGTACCTGCCAGGGCTTCATGCGCCTGGCAATACTCGTGTCCCCCGTCACCTGGATAAACTTCGCAATGCCGTCCAGAACGCCTTCCATGCCGTAGCGCTGGAGCCGGTCGAACGCCTGGGCAATCTTCCCGACATACCGCGCCTGCGGGGTCCGCAACTCGTACTTCTCCCCGTCGGCCGACCGGATGAAAAACTCTTCGGGCGCTCCTTCCGGCAACGTAGCTCCTTCCTTGTTGCGGTGCATCAGGCAGACAATGCGGTGCATCATCACCTGGAAATCCTGTGAAAACTGGATGAAGGAAGAAAAGAAACAAATGATGCGCTCGGACTCGCGGGCATTCACCTCCGTTGCCGTCATCTGGCGGTCCACCTGGGAAACCACTTGTAGAATATCGTTGAAAAAAGCTTCTCGTATCGTCTCCTCCTTCTTGCCCTGTCGCTCCAGCAAAAACCTCACGTCCCCCACATCGGCCCAGGTGCGGGGGAGCTGCGTTCCGTACGCATCATCCGGCACAATCGTCTTTCCACCGGCGCGCAAATCAACCTGGTTGGCCATACTGGCCGTGATCAGCACGCTGGGAATGGCAGAGCGGCTGCCGGCTACGTCCATCACCCTGTCCATCAGCAGCGCAGAACAGATTTCCGGCAATACGGCCTTGCCTGGGGCAACCCCGTAAGGGGGGCATCCACCTCTCAGGAAGCGGGTCACCAGGAAGGGGAACTCATAAAAGCCTCCGTCAAAAACAATCTTCTTGTCCTCCTTGGCAATGTATACGTCCCGCCACTTGCGGAACTTCTCATTGACCAGATCGGAACCAAACTGCGCCTTCTTGTTGGGAACCACTACGTGAACAAACTCCATCCGTTCCGTGTAGCGCGTCTCCGCCTTGTTGTAAGCCTCCTGGATTTTCAAGGGAAGTTGTTCGAGGCCGAACAGCTCCGCCGCCTGGTTGGGCGTCAGCTTCAAGGTACGCACCAGCGTATTCACCTCGCCATGGGCCCCTTCGGCAATCGCATAGGTTCCGGTGGGCACGTGCTCAAAAATCAGCTTATTGTCCCTGGTCACGTCGGCAAACATGCAGCCGGTGCCCGTCAGGCAGCGGTCAAGATAAACCTCGTGGGCCGCTGCGTAGAAATTGGAATCCGCCAGGGCGCGGTAAACGGCCTCCGTCGCTTTGGAATACCAATCATCCGCATCGGTGTAATCATCGTCTTCTCCCCTCGGCCGCAGGGAAAACCATTTCTGATCCATGGGCGTGATGAACAGCAAATGGGCGGAGGCCAAATTCAGCAGCGACTTGTAGGCCACCGGTGAAAACTCCGCCGTAGCAGTCATTCCGTCTACCGTGTCGCTCTGACGGGCCTTGCTCTCCATGCGGGGCAGAATGCGCCGGCGCAACTCGTCCCAGTCCCCGGAATTGGTACTCATTTCCGTGAACAGGGCATCCGCCAGCCTCAACAGTTCATTGACATCTTCCATGATCAGTAACGGTAAAAAGTTTCAGCCCAGCGTTTTCCGCAGGCCGGCCAGGGAAGAAAGCGGATTGTTGCGGTTGGTCGTATTATTCAGCCTCAGCCGCCGGCGCGCGGCGGAGCTCACCGCGTCCTCCGCCTGGGAAACGTCCTTGGTCTCCGTGGTAATAACCTTCTGTTCCGGAGCATTTGCCATGGCATCGGCCATGGCATTGGCTGCACTGGCCTGTTTCTTGGCTGCCTTGTTGGCGCCGTACCCGCCGAACGTGGCGATATTTGCCAGGGCTCCACCGATAGATTTCGAGCTCATAGTATTACTGGTTGAGGTTATAGGCATCCACGCCTTGAGCGATAGCGCGGGCAATGGCGCCGGGGGTGTCGTGCATCACGGAAGCGTCTCCGGGGTTGGTCAGAAAGCCGCACTCCACCAGCACTGCCGGCGGCACGGTCTTGCGGAGCACATACAGGCTGGTCTTGTTTGGCTTACAGGACCGGTCAGGACGTGCCTGTACATGGTCAGCGCGGCCCGGCATGAGCTTGCAGAGAGGCCCGGCAATGGCTTCGGCCAGACGTTTGCCGGAAGGGGAATCCGTATAGGAACCGTCGTCGTGGTAGTTGCGGTGGTGGCAGACATGAGCCCCGCAGGCTGTGGCAGAATCGGAAGAGTCGCAATGCAGGGAGATGGAAATATCATAGCCTCCGGCATTGATGGCCTTGACCGTGGCAGCAAGGTCGTCGTCGTTGTCCATGCGAGGGAAGTCGATGACGGTGACGGCGTGCCCCTGGGCTCGCAACATGGGGGCGAGATGGTCCGCGATGGTCTTGGCCGTGGCGTGTTCTTCCAGGCCGTTGCCCCGGCTGCCGGTGTTATTGGCGTGTCCGATGTCTAAAGCGATATTCATAGTTATAACTTAATTTTGTTAGAAGTGGTTAGAATTACCGAGGAATCCTCGGAGGTTGAACTTGTAAGAAAAACTTTACAGTTGCCTATTTCTCAAGTTTCCGCTCAATGTCCTCCACTCGGAGAGCAAGGAGCTGGATTGCCTTGGCCGTCTCCACCTGGGCCTGCGTCTGCATGGTCATCAGATCGCAAAGTCGGTCATTGTGATGGCTCATGACTTCCCCGATGTACCAGCACGCCCCGCCGCAAATAGACAGCGACAAAATGACGCAAGCGAACATGGGGGAAGCCTTGGCGAATTCAAGGAAACGTGCCGGCACTTCGGAGAGTTTGCACATGGTCTTACTTCTTGGAGGCTTGAACGACGGGCGGCACGTCCGTTTCCGGCTGGGCCTGGCTGTAGGACAGGTGGCCCTGCTCGATGATCAGGCAGGAACCGTTCTTGCAGACCTCCGTTCGGTCCGGGGTAATGTCCACGTTATGCCCGCAGCCGGTTACGGTGATGTAGCCAGCAGCGGCCAGAGCGCCGATGATGGCGCCGATGACGTACTTGACCCAATTCCCCCAGCGGGCAGATGCCGCCTGCTGGGCCTTTTCGATGTCGTTTTTATTTACGTTCATATTTGTTATTTATTGGTGGTGAAGTGTTTGAAAAATGCGACGACTGGAAGAGTTGTCAGCGTGAATTCCGGGTAGTCTGCGGTCGTGAACGTCCGCCGCCCTCCTTGGGGATTAATGGCCTCGATGGTTAGCTCTACGGCCTCAATCTCTATCTCCGCGGGCTCAAATGGATCATCCGGAGCAAGGGCGGTTACATGCCCCAGCCTCGCCCACACTTGGGACGCCTGCCACGGCTCGGCCATGCCAACCAGAGCGGACACCACGGAAGACAGGGCTGGGGCCTGGTCGGCGGGGATGTCGTCTTGCGTGTAGCGGTCCGTGTGGGCGTAGCCCTCCGCATCTTGGTAAATGGCCGTCAGGGTTAATTTCTGCCAGTCGCCGAGGGTGGGAAACTGTAAATGTATCTCTTGCATGGTGTTATTGCGCTAATTGGTTGATTTCCACGACAGCGGTCTGGGCATAGTGGTGCCCCACAAACGCCCACACCTGCCGGGGCTGTCCGGTCGTGTTGGGGGTCAGCGTCAGGACAACTTGGCCGCCTCCGGCTGGTATCTGCTCCGCGGATTGGCTGCACCACACGGCGGCGGGATCGTGCCCGCACATGGTGTCGTTGATGACGTATATAGCCTCCGCCAGCGTGGACGATACCGTCAGCGTTACCTCGCCGCCCGCCGCAGGCACCTCCAGAGCAGAGGCCGTCACATCCGGCACGGGCTTGACCGTCGCATCACGCATCACAACGCGCTCCATGATCGTCCAGACATCGGTGACGCCCAGCGCAGGGGCTGCGTCAATCCTCATGCCTCCCATCCGCAGCCCCACCTGATACGTGCTGCTCACCTCGTGCGCCTTGGCTTTAGCCGTGAAGCAGGCCGTGTTGCCGCTCCCGCAAAACAGGCTCGTCATCGGCATCACGTAGTGGCCGTCCACAAACATCTCCCAGCGATTCTCAACATTGGCGTGGTCAGCCGATTGCCGGGGAGTTATCGCCACAGAAAG